GTGTAGGTGCTGGCGGAAGCGTCACGGTTGAAGTTACGGGTGGACTCGAGGGGAGCCGTAGCCGTGGACTCACGGTTCGTGAACACGAGGTTCGTGAACGCACGCTTCATCAGAGGTCCAGCAAGGCAGTCGTAGGTCTTATACTGACCGGTCTGCTTGTAGATGGACGTGAGGACGTTCTGGAGGGTCGTCTCGGTGAGGTCGGCGAGGTTGCCAGACACGATGGAGGACGAGGTAGCGTCCGTGGCGCTGTAAGGAAGGCAGAACTCATCGGGGACGATGGCAGCCGTTTCGTTGGTGTCCTTGTCAGCAGCCTTGACGAGCCACTTGTCGAGTCCACGGGTCTTGTAGGGAACCACCGAGCCAGAGACGGTCTTTTCGGCCTGGGCGGAGTTGGCGGAGCACATCGTCTTCTCCATGTCACGCTTGAGCATGGTCATGGCCTTGGAGACGTTGTTCTGGAGTTCATCCTTCACTCCGGCGATGTTGGTCACGCTGGACTGGGTGAGTTTCGAGACTCTCGTGGAGCGTCTGAAAATCTGGATGAAGTTGCCGAGTTCATTACGATACTGCTTCGTCGAGGTCTTGACGAAGTTTTCGTAATCGGAGGAGGTCACGTCGGTGCCGTCCACGGTGCCGTCAGTCTTGGGCTCCGGGAGGGAGTCAACCTGCCAGCGGAAGAAAGTCTGCTGGGGCTGAGAACCCTTTCGGGCCATAGACGTGAAGGGGGTGTCCTTCGCATCGACGAGGGAGATGAGGTTGGCGATTTCTTCCCGGCGGCCGAGTTTATTGGCCTGGGAGAGGTCGCGTTCGAACAGTTGAGCCATAGTAGGATAGTATTAGGGGTTAGAGGAATCTGGACACTGCCTTTTTGAGGTCATCTCTCGATTGGGTCTTCGCATATCGAGACTCGATATTTCTGGCGGAAGCGTCCACCTTTCCAGAAACAGTCGGGGAAGAAGAGGGCTTTACCTGCATCTGAGGAACAGCCTTTGCAGACTGGGTCTTCTTGATGCTTTTCGCCGACCGTGCCATGTAACCCTGAACGTAGTCTCCTACAAAGAGTCTGGCATCGGGATAGTTTTTGAAGTTCTTGAAGTTCTTCATTACTTCCTGCGCCAACTTGTATTCGGCTGATTCGGGCTTGTTATACCACGGATACTGTTCGAAGGCTGCCTTGTCATATTCCTGCTTGTGCTTGACAAACTGGAGTTGCTTGGGGAGATGGAGTTCCATCGCCTTCATCGCATTGACACGCATCGCTCTGACTTCCTCGGGACTGAAGTATTTCTCTCCAATCTGGAATCCATCAGGACTTTCTTCGCACTTGAACCGAAGTTCTCTGGCAGTCTCATACTCGGCCTTAATCTTCTGCTCGTCCGTTAGGTCGGCAAAAGGATTGTCGGCAGTGGGTTCGGGGGCGGATATCGCCGTCTCAAACTCCTGAACCTTGGCTTTGTATGAGTTGACCTCTTCCGTAAGTTTCTGGACTTGCTCTTCAGCCTGCTTTCGCAGGAAAGTTAACTTGTCAATACGCTTCTGGAAGCCGTCAGACTTAACTTCTGGTTCGGCTTGCTCTACTTCTTCAATGTTTGAATCAACACTGGTGCCATCCTCTGCCGTGGGGTCGAGTTCCGCTTCTGCTTCACCTCCGTCGAGGCTTGCGTCCGCTTCTTCAACCTTGTCTTCCGTCTGGACTTCTTCGGTATTGGCGAGGGACTCCGAATTGCCCTGACCCTGCTCATCGGAGAACAGGATTGATTCTAGTCTTGAACTAAAATCCGCAGTATTGTTTTGAACGATTCCGATATCGTTTTCCACGGGGTTTTGCGCTTCACCGTTATCAGCGGGAGTATTATCCATAAGTCTTTTTTACAGCGTTTCCTGAGTTCACGCAGAAACTAAAATAGAATCAAATGATGAAATGAATTTAGTCAAGAGTTATTTCTGTTGACGTTCTTGAGTGCTTCATTTCTGGTGTCTTCAAGCAACTGCTTGACAAACTGAACGCCTTCCGCGCGACCACACTGGTGGGAACGCTTCGACTCATCAGTTGACTGTGCGACTGCCATTGACACCTCAGCCTTTTCAGCCTCTCCAATAATCCACATAACAGAGTCCCATAGGTCACTCTGGTGAAAGATTAGGGAGTTCTGAACCTTGGTCTTGATATCTTGACTCATTAAGCCTGTTCGGGTTGGATGGGCTCACCAGCCGCCATCTTTTCCTTCAGTTCGTCACCAACGGGGGTGACTCCAGTTCTGCCAATCTGGGCGTTCTGCTGCTGCATAAGGCTCATCTGGAGGTTCTTTTGATAGTTCTGAAGCAGGGCTTGGAACACTCCGTCTGCCTGAGCCATCTGCTGTGCCTTGGGATTCTTGGAAAGAATGTCCTGCATGGCTTGCATCTTGACACCGGCTTGCGGGTCGTTCTCAACATACTGGGCCTCAAGGCCGAGCATCATGAGGGCAAGGTCGTTCTGAACTTCACGATACTGCTTCTGGGTGGCAGTCTTCTGGTCAATGTAGATGTCCTTGGCGGTTTCAGGTGCGATGGCATCAATCGTGGCCTTGATAAGTTTAGACCTGTCGATGTTGCCTCCAGTGTCCATAGGCAGGACGAACTGGTTGATTGCCTTCAACTTTTCCAGAACGAAATTGGTGTCCAACTCACGAACGTCGAACTTAACCGAGAAGTCGAACATCTGGTTCAAGTCCATGTTGTTGACTGGAATCGCCACGCCAGTGACACGCTCAATCTCCTCGGGAAGCATATACTGCATCGCAAGGCTGAACATCTGACGATACACCTGCGACCAAGAAAGGAAGAAGTTGTTTACCACGAACTGCTGAATCATCTGGGTCTGCGTGGGAACGACGTTGGGATGATAGAGACCGAACTGCTGGGCGACCTTGAGTTCAATCCGGTCCATCAGGTTGAAGGCGGTTGCAGGAGTGCCGCTGGGGGGCGGAAGCCAAGCGTAGTCGTCCTTGTTGTTGACCGGCAGCAACTGTCCAGGTCCAATTCTCTGGTTGCTTGCAAGCCTTCTGCTGCAAGTCATCGGAGGCATCACTTCGAAAGCGGTCCTGTCTCTTGAGGCATCGTGCTGAGCCTTGAGTTCCTCCTGGTCGGTGAACAGGATTTCAGGAATGCCTCTGGACTCGACGACGGGGCGGCGAAGGCGTTCACGGCGAAGTTCAACGAACGGATACTCTCCGTGGGCATACTCGAGAATCTCGTGCTTTCCGTAAAGGTCGTTCTGCGTCTGGGGGCAGAACACAGTGTAGTAGATTGCGGCCTTGCCGTTCTCATCCAACTGGCGTGCGTAGGCATACACAATCTCGATTAGATTGTTGGCCTTTTCAACGGCATTGGGGACTGAGTTGATAAGCGGGACAAGGTTTGAGTCGTGCAGATACCCTGACTTGCCAGCGGTATTGACCGCTTCCTCCATGAACTCTTCCGACCAACCTTCGGTCAGTCCAATGCTCTTCATCTGCACCTCGGTCATGAAGGTCCGCTTAAAAATCATCCGAGCCTCCTGAAGTTCCACCGTTTCAGGGGGAAAGGCGATTTCATCAAAGGGCTTGAGTGCGGCTACGACGGGCAGGTTTCTCTGAATATAGGGCTGCTGGTAAGAAGCAGCGCCGGTATCAATCAGGGACTGGACGATTCTGCGTCCCTCCTTCTGGTCGCACATCAGAGCCTGAGAAACCATCATCACGGCAAGGTCGCTGACTGACTTGTTCTGGATTGCCTCAAAAACCTGCTGGAGCAGGACGTTGCCCTGCTGGGCGGCGGCACCAAGGTCCTGCATCGTGATGGTGTCGTCACGCTTGGAGATTCTGCGCTCCCAGCCGATGTGCATTGCCGACCATCCGAACTGGAAAGCATACTGAGCCCACAGTTCAGCCTCACGCTCAAGTTCAGCACGAATCTTGCTGTTCACAATCCAGTGCATCAAGGTCTGGGCTGCGGCTGAACGCTCTGCGTCGCCCATCTCAATTCCGCTGACACGGATGTTGGCTCTCTGCCACGAAGTCATGCAGAGCATCACCAACTGGTTGATTACGTTGTCAATGAGGCGGTTGCGAACGTCAGAAGAGCCCTCGAAGGGAAACGGTTCATAGCCGAGATACTCCTCGTGCTTCTTGCCGTCATCACTCTGTCCCTCCCAGCGGCACATACGCTGGTCGTCCGAGGTGGTCAGTCGGCTCATGTTGCCGCCGTAATAGAGCGACCGATTCAGTTCATCATTGAGATACTGAATGTCGGGGTTTACGCTTGAGTAAGCGATTTTGTCTGCGGGGTTTCCCCAGATTTGTTCTGACATGTTAAATTGATAGCATCTTGAAAGCGAAAAATCAATAAGAACCTCCGCCCCAAGGCTTGTAAGAATTCTGATTCTCGTATTCAGGGTTCATTACCGCAACATATCTTAAAGCGTCAATCGGGTCTTTGGTCGCACCTTTGTCACCATCCTGACCTGTCCACTCACGCATGGAGTAAATCAAGTTTTGACACTTCTCTGAAATGTAAAGTTTAGGCTGGTTGAGCGTAGATACGGGCTGGTTGACATCATATGACAGCCAATCATTGATGATTGAGATGCCCTGCTCTATCTTAATACCAGCAGAAGGCTTAAAATACATAGGCTGCTCACCACTACCAAGCAACTCAATAAGAGAAGTGCCTCCTTGATGTCCAACGGCTTGGGTCGCCCCCGCCCTCGGGTCAATATACCTTTCCGCAATCTCCTCTTCGCCTTCGAGTTCACGAATCAGGTCTTTGTATTCGTCAATCCCTCTTCCGGACCCTGCTCTTTGGGCTGGGCCTTCTTTCCCATCAGGCTT